ATGTTAGCGGTCGTTGGTTGTGGCTCACACAAGCCTATCGTGCTGTGTTTGTTATCCACGGTCCAGGAGATCCTGCTGTTTGGTACCGTTGGTACAGTACCACAGAAATGCTTATATTAAAATTAAAACATGGATGAAAAGAAATCTAACGTAACAGACGGACGTGAAAGTTTTGATATTACTGTAGGCAATACTTTAGTTGCTTTCTTTAATCGTAACGTAAGTACATACCCTACCGAAGCTGGTGGACCCAAGTTTGATCTAGTTCCTGTTGAAAAACAAAAAGATGTCATGCTGAACGTGGCACGTATGCATGCCAATCAAGAGTATAACAGGATCATGGAATTAGTTGATGTACTACAAAAACAGGCCTCAGAATTAAAGCGCAGATTAGATATTACCGACATGGTTCATGCGGCTAAATACGAGTTCCAGGTAGCACATGGCCAGACATACTGGTTAGTACAAGATACACGTCAAAACAAACTTATACTATGTGGCATGGGACCAAACGGTTGGTCAGCTGGTGCTCCTGTGTGGTACAAGTATATTGTAGCAGTAAAATGGCTAGGTGATTACACCTGGATTGAAGTACCTGAAGAGGAATGATATGTTCGACAAATTAAAAAATATGTTTAAGAGTCCAGAACTGTTGACGCCAGTTCCAAATGAAGCTGTTAAACAGCTTAAAAAAGAACGTGCTAAGAAACCCGCTAAATCTGCTAAAGATCTCGCGACAGAAGCAGGCGAACCTTATGTGGCTATTCTTAGTGTAGAGCTAGATCCAGAAAACATTGGCAATGGCGCATTTGAATTGGATTGGAATGACAAATTTATTACCAATTTGGTTCGTGCAGGATATCAGCAAAAGGCCGGAGAAGAAGAAACCGTTATTGTAGACCGTTGGTTTGCTGATGTATGCAAAAACGTATTGTCTGAAAATTTCGAGCAGTGGGAAGCCAACCAACCATATGATAACCGACCACGCAACGTAGACCGTAAAGATCTAGGAAACGGTAAAACGGAAGTAAGTTAGGTTGACCATTAAATAATTATATGCTACTATTATAACATATAACTTTAATTGGAAATTCATGCGTTACTTACTTGTAGATACAGCTAACACATTCTTTCGTGCTAGACACGCCGCACACCGTCAGGCTGATACTTGGGATCGGCTTGGTTTTGCCATTCACGTTACGCTAAATAGTGTTAGTAAGAGTTTTAGAGATCAAAAAGCAGACCACGTTATTTTCTGTTTAGAAGGACGTAGTTGGCGCAAAGATTTTTATACACCATACAAGGCCAACCGTACTGTAGCTCGTGCGGCACTTACAGAAAAAGAACAAGAAGAAGATAAGTTATTTTGGGAGACCTTTGATACTCTCAAAGACTACCTTGCTAACAAGACAAACTGCACAGTTTTACAACACCCCGAATTAGAAGCAGATGATTTAATTGCTGGTTTTATTCAAGCTCATCCTGCAGACCATCATACTATTGTATCTAGCGATACAGACTTTCATCAATTACTAGCAGAAAACGTAAATCAATATAACGGAATTGCAGATGAACTCCATACTATACAAGGTATTTTCGACAAAAAAGGTAAAGCAGTCATCGATAAAAAAACTAAGGAAGCAAAAACAATTCCGGATCCTAGCTGGATTCTTTTCGAAAAGTGTATGCGGGGAGATCCCACTGACAATGTGTTTAGTGCGTACCCTGGGGTCCGTACGGTTGGAAGTAAAAATAAAGTCGGGCTCACCGAAGCATTTGCAGATAAAGATGCGAAAGGCTTTGCGTGGAATAATTTGATGCTACAGCGGTGGACTGATCATAACAACGTTGAACACAAGGTTTTGGATGATTATAATCGTAACGTAACTCTGGTTGATTTGTCTGCACAACCTGCAGATATCAAAGCTAAAATTACAGAAACTATCACAGCAGGTGCAGTACCACTTGGTCGCCCCATGGTAGGAGCACATTTCCTAAAACTATGCGGCAAGTATGATTTAGTTAAGATGTCAGAAATGTCTGACAGTTTTGTTCGCTTCTTAGAAGCAAGTTATCCGGAAAAAGAATAACATGACACGTTGGACTATCACGCTCGAAGAAGCAGATGATGGCAGTGGCGATTTAGTTATGCCATTACCGCAAGATCTATTAGATGGCGCTGGATGGAAAGAAGGCGATACCATTGAGTGGATTGACAACAACAACGGCACTTGGTCGATGAAGAAAGTAGAAGTAACCGATAACAAATGAAATTCTTTAATCTATCTACTGTTATTGTATTAATTATGACTGTTGCAAGTATATTTGCAATACTCAACTGGCCCAGAAATGGTGTTGTGGTATATAACTGTACTATTGCTGAAATTAGTCCAGACATTCCCCTTAAAGTCAAAGAGGCCTGCAGGAAGGCCAACGCAGAGGCATATAGAAAATGATCAACATTAAAATTGCATTACTAATTTTGTTACTATTGCAAATCAAACATTGGTATATTGATTTTGTCAATCAATCAATGGAAGAAGTTAAATCAAAAGGCATATACGGCGACTGGCCGGGTATATGGCACAGTGGCAAACATGGATTGGCCACTGCTGTTATCTTTAGCCTATTTGTTAGTGCCCCAGTGGCGTTTGCCATTGGCGTATTAGATTTTGCCACACACTATCACACCGATTGGACCAAAATGAATTACGGTAACCGTGATATTACCACTCCACAATTCTGGAACCACCTTGGCCTTGACCAAATGGCGCACCAGATTGTGTATATTATATTGATAGGATTAATTGTATGGAAATGATTGCAAAACCCGTAGTAAAGAATAAATTCTGGATTGTAGAATCCCAAGGTACCAAGATTGGTAACATACAGGCCTGTGATGAAGGCGGTGTTGTATATGTACACGACAACCAACGTGAAATGTTTCCCAGCATCAAACTGCTCAGTACCAAGTACAACATCACCTTTGTCAAAGCAGAAAAGCCTAAGAAGATCAAACAAGATGTTTATGATGTCTATGGCTTTCCAACCAACACACAGCCCAACAACGAAGTATTAGATGTACAGCGTTACTTGCCTATATACACCAAAGGTGTTAAAAGCAAGAGTTTCTTTTGTGCCGGCTATTACATTATTAAGTTTAGCAGTACTTGGGTTCGTGCTTATTGCCCTAAGTTAATTACATTGAATCGCTACGAATACGAAGGTCCGTTTAAGACACAAGATCGTATGCTAGAAGCAATGAAGGAAGCAAATGGACAATAATTTGCCATTACAGATTAAAAAGTTTAACGATAAGGTCAGAGCCATGAATCAAAGTAATGGCAAGGTTCTTACACTAAATGCTGAAGAAGCTCGCGGTTTACACGCCGAAATCTATGATTTGATGGCCACAATTAGCCATCTAGCCAACTCTGCTACTAACGAGCCAACTGTTGCTATTAGCATGGATGGTGGTAAATTTTAACTAAATATGCGTATATATTGAGATAAATAAACTGCGTATCGAGGATCATTAAATGAGCAGACCTAAACCAACTGTGTTGTTGGACCATGTGAACAAAACCAATTATAAGAGCGAGCAGGTATTGAGCTCTGACGGTATCTGGGCGGTCTTTTACAACAATCAATCTATCAATCTCAAGACACATAATATACTTGTGTCGTATCCTGGCCCTAAGTACAAGAAGGTAAGTTTCAGTAATCCGGGTCATGCTATTAATCTTTGCAAGAAACTCAACACCTTGTTTAAGACCGACAAGTTCAGCGTTCACTTGCTCAAAGCCGGTGACAAAATTTTCCCCTAAGCGGTACACTCAAAGTCAGCTAAGTAAAATCTTTTTTGAATTAGCTGACGTGCCCGTTGGCCACCACCATCAACATCGCATGAACATCTGGACCAATCCCACTGACAATAACAGTCTACGACTTACCTTAGCGGGCTTGCAGTTTGTTAAAAGCAATCTTGATCTTAAGAGTTATAAATTTGAACTTGAAGAAGAACTAACCAACCAAAACATCTTACAGTTAGAACGATTATTCCAAGGTCCTTACTACTTGCTCAAACGCCAGAAAATAATAGTGTTCGAAGAAAGTGAGGCCATGATGCTGACCTTACACGGCAACAATCTTAAGGCCTATTTGGATAACTTAGAATCA